CGACCAGACTAGATGGTTTATGGGTGAGGTTGTCAATGTAAAGGACGACCCAGAGAAATTGGGTAGAGTCAGGGTTAGGGTTTTCGGTGTATATGATGAAATTCCTGACGAAGACCTACCTTGGGCCCAGATAGTTGTACCTGTCACTACGGGTATCCACGAAGGTAAAGGGCAGAACCTAGGTATCCTAAAGGGTACACAAGTGTTCGGTATGTTCCTTGACGGGAAGAACTCTCAGTTGCCTATGGTGATTGGTACTGTACCCAAAACAGGGGATACGAACGAGAAGGCAAAGGAGAACTACCCTCTCAATAAGGTATACGAGACAGAGACCGGACATTATAAAGAGTATGATGATACGCCTGGCGCTGAACGTATCAAAGAAAAGCATAAAGGGGGTGCGTACTATGAAATGGATAAGGATGGTAATATCTCCATATATGTACCCGCAAATGGGGATAAACCAGTCTCTATAAATTTAACTGTGGGTGGAAGTCACGGTAAGGTTTCGGTGTCTGCTAATACAGTAAACATTAATGGTAGCGAATTTATAACACTAAACTCGGGCGGATAATGTCTAATGGCTGATTCAGAAGAGTTTCCGGTAGTAGATACACCGGTATTACAGATTAAACCACCTAATCCAATAGCGTCAGTATCTTCGGTCAGTAAAGGACAGTTAGATGTATTAAAAACCTTGAGCGTGTTAGCGGTAGATCAACTTTCCATATTAGAATTAGGAATTGAGATACCGTGCGAGGGTGGATTCCCTCCTACTCGTGCGGACATTGTCAAAGAGTTTAATAAGTTATCTAACATCCCAACGCAATTAAGACAAAATATAATCGACCTTAAAGATCAATTCGTCGACGAGGTTGATGCTGAAGCACAAGAGCTTATAGATCAATTACAAGATATTATTACCGAAGTAGAAACTACTATTGAACAGGTATCAGATTTACTTGCTCCGTATTGGGACAAAGAAGGGAAGATTCGAAATTGGGAAAAGGAGGCGGACGATGCCTTCAATGAATTGATTCAAGATTATCAATTATTCATCCCAGTCAAGATCGCGGAACTAATATCTAAACTGTTACCGGTTGACTTCAATTTGAATATAATGGGGATTGAAATAAACCTTTTAGAAATATTCACTGACGAAGAACAGGCCCGAATCAAACTACAGATTGAAGAAAGACTTGACGAACTATATCTATTAATTCCAGAACCTCTCCGGTCATGGGATGGTACGTACGGTGTAAAGTGCCGCGAGTGGAAAGCGAAAATCACTTGGCAATATATCAAGTCTGAAATGATGAATGCGGTTACCAATCTGGTGTGGGATCTGTTTAACAAACTCATCAAAAAATTTAAAGAGATTTGGGACGCATTAGGATTACCTTCACTCCCAGACCTATTGAACTTTGATATCAATGAATGGATAGATTCTACTATCAAACAGATAGAGGATGAAGTTAAAGATAAGATTGCCGAAGTCAATCAACAAATAGAACGAGTTGAAGGATTCTTCGAAGGCATGTCGGAACCCGACCTAGATGCTGAGAAGGCTAAACTTCAAGGTAAGGGTTATGCGATGATTGCTGACCAATTGAAAGAAATAGAAATTCTTGGTTTCAACGTATATGATGATATCATAGGCGGTGACATGGAAGGAAAAGTTAAATCCGCAGAGCAAGATATTGATAACTTCAAGAAAGGTGCTCGCGACTTTGCGCTTAACTGGCAATGGCATTTATTGAGTATATGGATAAAAAAGATTAAAAAATTCCTTGATGCCATCGGACTCGGTAAGTTGTTAGAACTATTAACGCTAAGTTTTTGTGATGTTTTGGAATTACTCGGCATTCCTACCAAGATTGAGATTGTTGCGCCTTAGCAAACTGTATAAATACTACAAAAAGAGTTGGAAGCCCATGTCAGTTAAAAAACTCACATCAATAGAAGATGGCAATCTTACCACTCGACCAATCACGAGTTCTATTCAAAAGAAAAACTCGGATATCGATTGTTCGTTTACGGTGAAACCATCTGGAGATATATACAAGAAGACGGAGGCCTCCTCTGTGGCTCAGTCTGTCAAGAATCTTTTGTTGTGTAACAGAGGGTCTAAACCTTTTGCTCCGTCATTTGGAGCGAACTTGGAAGGTATGTTATTTGAGTTAGGTGATGAGTTTGACGACGATAATATCAAATCGATGGTACGCAACGCTATTAATAATTACGAACCACGAGCGAAACTACAAAGGGTCGTTAGTAAATTTTCACCCGATTATAACTCTTTAGATTTAACAATCACCTTTCAGGTTATCAGTACATTAGAGCAGGTAAGTTTGAACGTGAATATTGCGAGGATACGCTAAATGCCTATATCAACGTCGGATCTCGATTTTGTAAACATTAAAAATAAACTGAAGACCTACTACAAGCAAAGTGGTGAGTTTACTGATTATGACTTTGAAGCGTCTGGACTATCTAGCATACTAGATGTTCTCGCTTATAACACTCATGTGAATGGTCTGATTGCTAATATGGCTATCAATGAGTCATTCATCACTACGGCACAACTTCGTACTTCGGTGGTTAACCATGCGGAACTTTTAGGGTATGTACCTAAATCTCGAACTGCGTCATCTGCTGAAGTTAAAATATCAGTAGTTATTCCCAACGGGCCTGATATTATATCCTTACCGAAAGGTACAGAATTATTTGCTCAGTATGATGATATACTATATTCATTTAAAACGCCCAGCGAATATACTTCTAGAAAGTCAGGTGACCAGTATATATTCCAGACGGCAGCAGGTAGTGAACTTATAACCGTTTATGAAGGTGAAATTAAAACTAAGAACTTCTTAGTAGGTAACGCTTCTGACGATAACGTATATGTTATTGAAGACGCAACGATTGATACAGACAGTATGGAAGTCCAAGTGTTTAGCGACTGGACTGGTGTAGATAGTTTAAATTACACTAATATTGACAAAGTATCTACTATTGATAGAAATTCTCACATCTTTATGTTGCGTGAGTCATCCAATGGGTTCTATGAGATTTATTTTGGTGGTGGTAGAATCCTAGGCAGTAGTCCTATTGCGGGTAACCGTATACAAATAAAGTACCGTTCCTCACGAGGGGCGGAACCTAATGGTGCGTCTGTATTCTCTACGGCACAAATTAGTTACTTGAGTAACTTTTACTCAGTTAATGTTACCACGATTACTCCAGCTAATGGAGGTTCTGCAAGAGAAACTACTTCGTCAATTAAGTTGAACGCACCTCGTGGGTTTACTTCACAGCAAAGATTGGTTACTGCGAATGACTATAGTACATTAATATCCCAGAAATTTTCACCTTTTATCAAGGATGTTTTCTGTTGGGGTGGTAACGATAACGAACCTCCACAGTACGGTAAGGTATTTGTAAGTCTTAATTTTATTGACGGTATCAGTGAGTTTGCTCAAGAAACTGTTAAGGGTAGTATTAAAGACAACTTAACTTCTAAGTTATCTATTATGTCTATCGACACTGAGTTTGTTGACCCAGAAACCACATACCTCGAATTGCGCACAGTTTTCCAAGTAGACCAGACCAAAAACATTTCTTCTGTCGAAACTCTTCAAGCATTGGTGAATGTCATCGTAGATGACTTTGTGTCAGCTAATTTAGAGAAGTTTAACTCTACATTTAGACGTTCTAACTTATTGACTGAAATTGATAACATATCAGAGTACATAATCAACTCTAGAATGGATGTTAAATTACAGCAACGTATTCCAGTCTCCACAGAAATTGCGGCAATCGAATCCGCGACAGGTCAACTTGTTTCGGAAATAACCAGAAACTGGACATTAAACTTCCCAGTTATATTAGCTAACCCAGATAATGATGACTATATCATAACGTCTACTGGCTTTAAGTGGCAGGGACAGAATGTTAGCATTAAAAACAAACTAGGTTCTACTCGACTACAGTTAGTTGATCTGAATAATATAGTTAAAATAGATAACATCGGTACGTATGACCCAGCTAAAGGTAAGGTATCCCTGATTGCGTTGTCAATCGATAAAGATTCTTATGTTGGCGGTTCTATTAAAGTAAGTGCTACACCTGCTAACCAGAGTACAGTAAAACCTTTACGTAACTATGTGATATCACTAGACAAATCATTATCAACTACAGAGGCTGTATTAGATGATGGTACAACTAGGGTCTCTCTATAATGGCACAAATTATTGGAAAGGAAATTTATCGACCGAGTTTCCACGCTCCCATAGTAAAGGGTGTACTTCCTGAATTCTATCAAAGCGAATATCCAAGATTAGTAGAATTTCTTGAGAAGTACTATGAGTATCAGGAAGAACAGGGATTAGCAACATTCAGTGAACAGATTTATGATTTGTTTAATGCTCGTGATATATCGCACGTTAATCTAATAGACCTAGATACTTTAATATCAGAGATAAGTGATGGGTTGACAAGAGAATCATTTCATCCACAGCAAGACGCTAGGTTGATGACTCGATTACTGGCAGACTTCTATCGCGCTAAAGGTACTGTGTTATCGGTGAATGAATTCTTTAAAGCATTCTTTGACGAGGATGTTGAGGTCGTGTACCCTAAGAATAACATATTCATTTTAAATGACAGACCGGGCAACTCTTTAATAGGGCCTAAGTCTCTGAAGTATATTCAGGACGATAGAAAATATCAGATATTCTCAATTCTTTTGAAAACAGGTATGTCATTAGACGATTATCAAAGTTTTTATAAGAAAATGGTACACCCCGCTGGATGGTACCTTTCTGCGGAAGTACAGACATTAAGTGAAGCACAAGTTTATTTGAAAGCGGGGGATACAACAGACCCACTAGAAATACCTAGTTATGCTATTGAAATACAGACAACACCCATAGACGTAGACCTACGACCCACATACTCTTTACTTGTTATGGAAGAGAATGACCCAGTAGATGCGAGAACTCAAGCACAGAAAGACGCCGGAGAAGGTATACTTATAAGTTCTTTAGAAACTCTAGAGAAATATGACGGTATAACTCTTCAACAGATTGTAGACGACTTCAACGATAGTGTCGCAGAGTGGGTTGGTGTTAAACCACCTACACTAGACGATGGTGGATTGGATGCGTCACAGACCTACGAAACTATGGATGCGGGTGAAGGCGGTGGATAATAAAAAAGGAAATAGAGCACAATGACTCGGCAAATTATTAATACAGGCACCTCGGTTAATGACGGGAAAGGTGATACTCTAAGAGACGCCTCTGCTAAAATCAATGCGAACTTTCAAGAGATGTTCTCGCTTGTTGATATGAGCGCAGCGGGTACTATTACCCCAGAATTTATTTCTAATTATATTGATAGTTCAGTTGGCACTTACCTAAATGGATTGAATGTTCAAACTGTTCTTGACAACCAGAACAATATTAGTTTTCTGGATTCACGCGTCACGCAACATGATACTATTCTCACGACATTAAACTCAAATACCATCAATTTACAGTATGAGATTGATTTAATTAACTACACTATCGAGAACACTCAGATTGGTGATACGGGGCCGCAGGGCCCTCAAGGTGGTCAGGGGGAAATTGGTTCTCAGGGTGCTCAAGGAATCATCGGGCCGCAGGGCCCTATTGGTGTCCAAGGTGTCCAAGGGGCAATTGGTACCCAAGGTTCTCAGGGTAATGTCGGAGAGATTGGGCCTCAGGGTGTTCGTGGTATCACTGGTGTCCAAGGTATCCAAGGTAATGTCGGTGAACGCGGTAACCAAGGAGAACAAGGCCCTCAAGGTGACCAAGGTATCCAAGGTAACGTCGGAGAAATTGGAGCACAGGGTGAACAAGGTGCTCAGGGTGCTCAGGGACTTCAGGGTAATGTTGGAGAGATTGGAGCACAGGGTGCTCAGGGTGCTCAAGGTTCTCAAGGACTACAAGGTAATGTAGGCCCTATCGGTGTCCAAGGTGTCCAAGGGGCAATTGGTGCTACAGGTCTTCAGGGTAACGTTGGAGAGATTGGTGCTCAAGGCGCTCAAGGTAGTACTGGAGTTCAGGGCATCCAAGGTAATGTTGGTGAAATTGGAGCACAAGGTGCGCAGGGTAATCAAGGTGACCAAGGTATTCAAGGTAATGTTGGTGAAGTCGGAGCACAGGGCGCAGTTGGTGCGCAGGGTTCTCAAGGACTACAAGGTAACGTAGGCCCTATTGGTGTCCAAGGTATTCAGGGTTCAGTTGGTGAACAAGGACTTCAAGGTAATGTCGGAGAAATAGGCCCACAAGGAATTCAAGGTGTTCAGGGTTCTGTCGGTATCCAAGGTAATGTTGGTGAAGCTGGAGCACAGGGTGCTGCTGGTGCTCAAGGTTCTATCGGTATTCAGGGTAACGTTGGTGAAGTTGGAGCACAGGGTGCTGTAGGTGTTCAGGGTTCTGCTGGTATTCAAGGTAACGTTGGTGAGCAAGGCGCGCAGGGTGCTATTGGTGCCCAAGGTTCTGTCGGTATCCAAGGTAATGTTGGTGACAAAGGTGCTCAAGGCGCTGTAGGTTCTCAGGGTTCTGCTGGTATCCAAGGTAACGTTGGTGAGCAAGGTGCTCAAGGTGCTATTGGTGCTCAAGGTTCTGTCGGTATTCAAGGTAATGTCGGAGACGTTGGTGTTCAAGGTGCTGCTGGTGCTCAAGGTTCTATCGGTATTCAAGGTAATGTCGGAGACGTTGGTGCTCAAGGTTCTAAGGGCCCACAAGGAGATCAAGGTCTTCAGGGTGCCGTTGGTGACGTTGGTGCTCAAGGTGAGGTTGGTTCCCAAGGTAGCGCAGGCCCTCAAGGAGCGGAAGGCCCGATTGGTACTCAAGGTGACGCAGGGCCACAGGGCCCCGCAGGTACAACTCCTGGCCCACAAGGCCCGATAGGAAATACCGGTGAACCCGGCCCACAAGGGCCCGCAGGTACAACTCCTGGCCCACAAGGGCCAACGGGTACTACTGGTGAAGCAGGGCCGCAAGGTGCTGTTGGTGCTCAGGGTGCTGTTGGTGCTCAGGGTTCTCAAGGTGATATTGGCCCTCAAGGCGATACCGGTGCTCAAGGTAGTGTCGGATCACAGGGTGCGGTTGGTTCTCAAGGTGCTCGAGGTTTTACTGGTGCACAGGGTAATGCGGGTTCTCAAGGTTCTCAGGGTGAACAAGGTGCTCAGGGTATTATTGGTGCTCAAGGTAACGCAGGAGCACAGGGTACTACTGGTGCTACAGGTTCTCAGGGTATTGTTGGAGCACAAGGTAATGCGGGTGCGCAGGGTGCTATTGGTGCCCAAGGTATCCAAGGTATTGTTGGAGCACAAGGTAACGCAGGAACACAAGGTGCTCAAGGCGAACAAGGTATCCAAGGTATTGTTGGAGCACAAGGTAACGCAGGAACACAAGGTGCTCAAGGCGAACAAGGTGCGCAAGGAATAAAAGGTGCCCAAGGTAATGCTGGCGCACAAGGTGCTCAGGGTATTATTGGTGCTCAAGGTAACGCAGGAGCACAAGGTAATGCTGGCGCACAAGGTAGCGCAGGCCCTCAAGGTTCTCAGGGTATTGTTGGTGCTCAAGGTAATGCTGGCGCACAAGGTAGCGCAGGCCCTCAAGGTTCTCAGGGTATTGTAGGTGCTCAAGGTAATGCGGGTTCTCAAGGTTCTCAGGGTGAGACTGGCGCACAAGGTAATGTTGGTGCTCAAGGTAATGCTGGCGCACAGGGATCACAGGGTGAGACTGGCGCACAAGGTAATGTTGGTGCTCAAGGTAATGCTGGTGCGCAGGGCGGACAAGGCCCTCAAGGTGGACAAGGAATAAAAGGCGCGCAAGGTAACGCAGGAGCACAAGGTTCTCAGGGTGAGACTGGTGCCCAAGGTTTCACAGGTGCTCAAGGTAATGCCGGTGCGCAGGGATCACAGGGTGCTGCTGGTGCTCAAGGTTTCACAGGTGCTCAAGGTAACGCAGGCCCTCAAGGTGCTCAAGGTCAGGTAGGTGCTCAAGGTTTCACAGGTGCTCAAGGTAATGCTGGCGCACAAGGTGCTCAAGGTCAGGTAGGTGCTCAAGGTAATGC